AATAGTACAGCCTTTGTACTTACGCTTCGTGGCTCGTACAGCAGAATGGATCTGCTTGTTGATAAATCTTTCTTCGCCAGGCTGACCTAAATGCTTGTACTGTACAAACACAAAAAAACTTTCACTCATTGCCTGCTCCATATCAATAACAATTCCATCATACCTTCCACCTCATCCCAATAATATTCAACACATTCTTCCCTAGAAATATTGTAATATTCACAAACATAATCGATTGCTGTTGAATATACATCTTCTGTCAATGGGCAATCTCCACAAAACCAAACTCTTCAAGATCCCTTTCAAACCGACGAAGCTTGTCACGATGCATATCCATGCTCGTTGTAATCTTGTTCTCTGTAGACTTGATCTTAACAAAGTGGCCACGCTTATTGTCTTCAATAGTATAGACCTTATCACTCCGGCCGTGAATGAACTTTCTCATAATGACGAATCTTCCTTATAGCTTCGTGAACATAATTGTCACGCTTTTCAATAAACACTTGAGGCTCATTATCATCCACTGCGATAATAATGACAACATCATTGATAGGAATCCCTGTTCGCTCTTCAAACATCACAGCATACACCGATCCTTGAATGAAGTAATCTTGGATCCATTCTTCTTTCTTTGGCTTGCGACTAGTCTTAAAGTCAATGATAGCCTTTCTGCCGTTGTATACTCCGATACAATCCGATCTTCCAGCGATCCTAAGGTAATCCGACCACAATGGAACTTCCAACCCGAAGATCTCGTTTATATTCTCATCTAGGATAGGTTTGATTGTATTGAACGTGGCAAGGTTAGCTGGCATTGCTTTAGCTGCCCAGTCTGGTTTATTAGACAGATAGTCTTCTGCCAGATGGTGCACAGCTGTTCCTCTCTTAGATGCTTGACCTGAGATCTTATTCGCTTCTTGTTCACCGACCCGAGCTCGCCACTCTGCAATCTCCTTTCTCTTGAAGTAAGAAAGTACTGTAGTGACAGATGGGTAGTCACCATTTGGTGTCTTATACTTACGAACACCATCAACAGTCTCCGCTACCAATTCTTCGAACTCAAAGTCCGCATGTTTAAATATCATCTTCTCTTACTACGCCATTTCTCTACAACTTCCCTAGTCTTTACTGTCTTGGGATCTTTCTTTCCGTACTCTGATGCCAGTGCTGATGAAGGATGTGCCTCAGCTATCCTTGACATATGTTCTTTCCAACCATCGTCAGTTTTAATCCCACCAACGTTACCAAAGTTGAGAGCAGTCAACATCTGAGTCAAGTTAGGGTGATCTTTTTTAAACTCATCAAGCTCAGCTATTCTTAAAGAGACCTCTATGATCTCTTCTGTATCATTATCTTTAAACTGGTAAATTGGCACGCATTGCCTCCATCTTGTTGTACTTCTCTAGCCACTCGAGAGGGCTCATCAGCTTCGTCTTCTTAACGATCATCTTAAGACCCTGCTCCTTAAAACACTCTTTCAAATACTTAGCAGCCTCTCGTCCCATAAAACGAGACACGAGAGTCAGAAGAGCTTTTCGGAAGGGAAGGTCGTGATGCATGTAACCAGCAGAGTGTGCTAGTTCATGTAGGATAACATATGTGTCGAGTCCATGACGAGGACACAACTTGATCAAACCATATCCATATGCCACTCCAGCTGTTGCAGAGTGGTTACCCATATCTTTCTTCATCTCTATAACAGGGACGATACGTGAGTCTGTAATTTTAGTCCACGTCTTAGACTTGACAACTTTCTCGGCAAACTTACGAGCTTCGTTAACATCGGCTAGAGTCTTACCAGGGAACTTCTTCTCGAACTTCCACTCAGCATTATACACTCGTGTCTTAGATGCATCTTTCTTAGCTACACGGCCAGTTCTAATTTTTCTGTCTCGTTTCGCTACATACTCAGCATACTTGTTAGATAACTCAGGACCGAGGCCAGCTGCCAAAGCAGTATGGTAACTCATAATGTATCTCCTCTCTCACTCAACATATACATTATCTAGCCTAGTTGAATTAATGTCAACAATTATTTTTTGTTGACTTCTAAAAAAAATCAAAGGATAATCGTCTCATGGTGAAAAAATATCGGAAAAAGCGTACACTTACGCCTGAGCAGAAAAAGGCTGCTGCCGAACGTCTTGCGAAGGCTAGAGAAAAACGGTTAGCGAACAACGGTGGAGTTGAAAAGTCAATTCACCCCTCGCTAAGAAATTTACCTGACGATGATCCTTTCCACCCCACAAAGGTTAAGGAGTGGATCAAGTACAATAAGGAGAAGCTCAATGCAATTAAGCATCGAGTGAAAACTAAAGAACCACGTGCTCTCGCTGACTATGAACAGTGTCGTTCGTATATTCTTAACATGGAGTCATACATCAAAACAGGTGTATGGACTGATATGTTTTACGGACCAGACCAAAACTTCTTAGTCACATGGAAATGTCATACGGTTGCCTATCATGAGGATGGAACTGTTAAAAGGTCGCCAAACACATTATATGACGAAAGCACTAAATACTAATATGGAAAAGACCTCAAACATAATCGACTTTCCGGTTAAACGGAAGTTTAACATTGATGAATCGAAAGATCTTCAAAGAGAACTTCTGAATAACAAGATGGAATACGTCGATGAGTTGCTAGAATTTTACACTGCTCAGCTGTGTGCTAAGTTCGCTATGCATGGATTTAAGATCCACGATGAGACTTTTCTGAAAGATTTTGCATTTTCAATTGAAACTATACGGAGCAGTCTATATCGTAATATGGGAGTGACACATCCTTTTCAAGGACTGATGGACGACACAGTCGATACAATGGAAAAGAAAGGTTGGATCAAAGTCCCTAACGATGACTAAGTGATATGATACTTGTTGATTTGAATCAAGTGATGTTATCAAACCTGTTAAAATCTATCTCTCCTCGGAATCCAGAGATATCCGAAGACTTGATTAGACACATGGTTTTGAACTCAATCAGAAGCTACAGGATGAAGTTTAACGATGAATACGGTGAACTTGTTATCTGTGCTGATGATAGGAAGTACTGGAGACGTGAAGCATTCCAGTACTATAAATCTAATCGTAAGAAAGAAAGACAACAATCTAACCTTGACTGGAACATGATCTTTGACACGTTGAATAAGATCAAACAAGAGCTCAAGGAAAACTTCCCTTACAAAGTACTCCAGGTGTCTCGAGCAGAAGCTGATGACATTATCGGTACTTTGTGTCATCGATTTGGCCATCTTGGAATCGCTTCTCCTAATGCTGAGAAGATTCTAATTCTGTCTTCAGATAAAGACTTCGGCCAACTTCAGAAGTACGCTAACGTTGATCAGTACTCACCAATAGCAAAACAATTCATTCGGATATCAAATCCAGAACGATTCTTGCGTGAACATATTATCAAAGGAGATAGAGGTGATGGTATTCCTAACTTCTTGTCTGAGGATAGTACGTTTGCTGATGGAAAACGTCAGAAGCCTATCAAGTCAGCAAACTTTGTAGACTGGACTGATATGGATCCTAAAGACTTCTGCAACGAAGAAATGCTTGAAAGATATCAACGAAATCAAATGTTGATTGATCTGGATTACATTCCGAAAGATGTTCAACAAGCAATCAATGATGAGTATGATACTATACAAGTTAACAGAGGTAATTTGTTAAACTACTTCATCAAACATAAACTTAAAAACTTAACAGAGGTAATAGGAGAATTCTAATGGCTCTAGGCCTAGCAGAGATTCTTAAGGCTGCAAGTGAAATTGCTGACTTAAATCAAAGAGTCACATATCTTCAAAGTAATAGTTCCCCAGCACTGAAAGCAATTGTTGGGTATGCTTATGATCCTGTAATTGAATGGTTGATCCCAGAAACAGATCCACCATACACTCCTCAAGCGAAAGAGGCTGATTTACAAAACGTCCTCTTTGCTGAGATTCGTCGGTTACGGATCTTTGTTAACCACAACGACTACTTGAACACAAACCAAGTTGTTCGCGAACGTAACTTTATCGAGTTGCTTGAGTCTGTTGACCCAGACGATGCAAAGTTGTTAAACTCCCTAAAGAGAAGAGAGATGCCATATCCGAATCTTGGAGCTGATGTTTTCAAACTGGCATTTCCAACTATTTCTAAACACTGGTGAATTACTACTAAGAAACAACAATGGCGAAGACTTATCGTTATCGTAAAAACATATGGGAAGATGGTCCGAAATCCAAAAGGCATAAAGGACCTAAAGCTGACGCTAAAAAGAAAAAGTATACAACCAACGAAATTTTGGACAGGAAATTAGATAATGAGTTATGGTGATGTTGCATATATTATTGGCAATGGATTGAGTCGACAAGGTTTTGATCTTGACATTCTTAGAGGAAAAGGAACTTCCTTTGGCTGCAATGCTCTTTACAGAGATTGGATGCCAGACTATCTTGTAGCAATTGATGATGCTATTACTGATGAGATCAATAGCGCTATCGATAAAGGTATCTTAAAAAGAGATCAGTTCATCGCTCCTCCATGGACGGAGTGCTATGAAGAAGCAGAGTATTCACCTTTGCAAAGAAGATCCAATGCTGGAATGAATGCGATGAAAGAAGCCATCCGTATGGACAAGACAAGTCTGTATTGTTTAGGGTTTGACTTTATGATTAAGGATCCGAAGCAGTGCACCTCAAATGTTTACGAAGGTACAAATGCTTATGGACCTGAAACCCATGCAACGTATGAAGATTCAGTGAATAGAATTAAGTATATGAATTGGTTTGCGCATCAGAACCCAGGTGTAGAATTTGTATTCTTGTTTGATGCAGGTGAGATTAATAAGAAGTGGGTTACCGCTCAGAATATCCAAACGGCAACGTATAAAGACTTTACTGTAGCCCTCTCAGAAGACTAGTCCATTCCATTGTTCTAGTATCCCAATTGTAAAAGCTGTTCGCCCAATTCCTTTGGATGTTCAGCTTTATCTTTTCATCATCACTAAAAATGTTATGAATCTGGTTGTGTAGAACTTGCGCAAAAGCATTTGCATGATCGTTATCATTTTCACGATAAGGATACATTGTTGCAAAGTGGCCAGTAGTTTCTGGAATTGCACCAAGGCTTGAAGTAACAATTGCACATCCAGCAGACATTGCCTCAATAATAGAGATACAAGATGTTTCTGGCCAGATGCATGGATACGAATAAATGTGTGCTTGCTTAAGAGCTTCACGAATTACATCGTTTGGTTGATATCCATGATAAGTGATACCAGGATGCTGTCGACACCTCTCAAACAATGGTTCAAATGGTTTGTCTCTTTGACTCCATCCATAAATCGAGAACGACGAATAAACATCTAAGTGAATCTTATCACCCCAGATGTTATATAATGCATCATAGGCAGGAACTAATAGATCTAGACCACGATGAGGTGTGGTATGATAAATTAACCGTATCTGGTCTTCTTTCTTTTCTACATATTCAATAGGGTCAATGGCATTTCTGAGAACAACCCCATCTTCATATGGAACTCCTAGGCCTATGTTGTAGGTAGACTGCTGCCAGTGTGAAACAAATACAAGTTTCTCAAACCGAGCTCTACTATCTTTCTCTGTTAAGTGCTGCGCTTCAGGATCACTCCACATATCATGGAGCCATAGGATTGCTGGTCGACCATCTAACTCTCTGACACGGGAACAAATAACTTGAAACTGATCGCGTAGATCTTCTGGGAGACGTTCATACAAACCGTCTCTCATCATTTCCGTACCACCTTTAGAGTTCTTAGATAACTCGTCGGCTCCCCATCCTACAATAACTGAATCATTTACCGGTTCAGCCTTTATCGTCAGTGGCATTCATTCCTCCAAATTTCTGCGATAACTCATAATAACCACCAATCAAAACCTCACCTTCGAAAATTTGAGGAGCAGATCTTGCGGCAGGGTTAAGAGCCATTAGCTCTTCTCTGATTTCTGGAACCGTGACATCTTTTTCTTCATAAGACACTCCGTAGGCATCCATTAAAGTTTTTGATCGATCACAGAATGTACAATTCTTTTTGGTGTAGATAGTATACACTGTTTCCTTTACCTCCATTAATGAAAATGTTCCGTCATTATTATCTATCCATTCTAAACGAGTTCCCTCTGTCCAATTCAATTCATTGATCATATCTTGGGGAAACTCGATGAATAGTTCACCATTATTATCTTCTTTTACTTCTGCTGTCCAAACCATTAGTCCCACAGACTCCTGTAGTACTTTCCAAAAAGTTTTAACCCATTTGCAATACGTTCGAAGATCATATCATCAATATGCTCAATATCATCATCAATGACCTGTTCCATTGCAAAGATCATCTCATCCATCATCCAATCCCAGACTTTCACTTGGCGTTCGAACTCTCGATCAAAGTCATCCCAGTTATTGAATAAATCACCAACAGCTCTTGGATCATATTGACGACGATCGTATTGTAGATGCTCTGGCATATCCTCATAGTCCATATAAGGAACGCCATGCTTAGTTTCTTTGAGTTGCTTGAGCATTGGAAGAGCAATGAGTGCAAGGGTATGGTCCATATTCCAGGTATCATAATCGTGGAGATGAACTGATTCTTTACGAGGAGAATCATCTTCTTTATATGGACCAATTTCTACTTTCATTACATGATCAAGCCTGACGTTGCTTGTCTCCATCCTTTAGCAATATCTTCGTTAGTAGGAGTAGCTAAAACGTATTGTTGAAATGTTACTTCGGTTGGACTAGTTTCACCTGTCACACAAACACCATGAGCAAAGCCCATTCCCTGTTCACTTTGTACTAACATACGAGGATCTTCTAAGGTAACAGTGTCACCTACCTCTCCTTTAAGTTTGCCAATAAACTCACCTGCAAGAGTGAGTACTGTGATAACGTCATTTTGTTTCATTGTATTTTCTTACCATGTTTATCAATTACTTTGTATTCAATAATTTCAACCATTCTGTCTATCCATTGAGGAAGGACACTAAAATGGTTCCAGTCAGTATGAGCAATAAAAGGAAATTTGTCGTCAAAGAAAATGAATGTATGCTTCATTCTGACCTCAAAAATAAAAGCGGAACGGGTGGATTCGGGTAACCACCAAGGGGGTACGATCTGATGTACCTTTCCGAATAGACCCCCTACGACCTGACGTTCCCGCTAGGGACATGGGCGCTACCCCTTCGGTCTACCTTACCCGCCATCAGCGACAGGTATTCGGTCACGTTCCTATCGGTGCTGCAGGCACCGAACCTAGTAAACAACATTCGAGATC